CATTAATTAAATAAAACTAAACAAAGAAATATAAACAAAAGAATAATTAATATATTAGATTAGTCTTTTGTTTTGCGCCCTTTCATCTTTTCCTTCTGTTTTATGTAATTAATGAAATTGATTGTTTCTTGTCGGGCTTCTTCGGAAAAGTCAGAAGCATCTTTAAAAGCGGTTTGTAAATCAGGGTCGTTAAAATCAGATTCAACTTGTTCAGAAAAGATGTTTTCAGTTCTGCCAAGAAGATAATCAGTGGTTGTATTCAATACATCAGCTAAATCTTTGAGCATGACATTTGAAGGTGTACTATGTCCATTTTCATAATTGCTTATAGTTCCTTTTGTTGTTTTAAGTCGTTTAGCTAGTTCTTCCTGTGTTAATCCTTTATCTTTTCTGACACTCTTTATTCTTTTAGAGAGCATGACAGTCCCCTTCAATTAATAAGCATCTAAGTTCTTGCAATACTTTTGTTTAATTGTTTTTTTAAAAAGTACGCCCGCTTTTCTTTTCTTTTTCTTTAATGTAATTGATAAAGTCTATAGTTTGTTTTCTAGCTTCTTCGGAAAAGTCCGAGGCCTCTTTAAAAGCAATCTGAAGGTCCGGATCATCACTAATGGGATCATTTGTGAGAGTGTTATTTTTATTACCTAGCAGGTAGTCTACAGTTACTTCAAAATAATCAGCAATTTTAAGTAAAGTTTCATAATCAGGCTGTCTTTTACCTTGCTCATACATGCCAATAGTGCTTTCGGCTAGACCTAATTTATTTCCTAGATCTTTCTGAGAGAGGTTTTTTTTGCGCCTTAATATTCTTAAGGTTTCATTAAATTTCATAGTCATCACCTTTTTTAATAATACCACACAGAACGTGTTATTTTAAAAAACACCACGAAAAGTGTTGACACCACGAATTGAAGGGTTTAATATTGGTTTTAACACCACAAAGTGTGGCGGGAGGTGATTGGTTTGAATAAAAAACTTATAGGTCGAAGGCTTCTTGAATTAAGAGCGGATAAACCTCGAAACGAGGTAGCAGAAGCTGTCACAATTAGTGTGAGCGCTTTGCAAATGTACGAAACTGGACAGCGTATTCCTAGAGATGAAATTAAAATTAAACTTGCAAAGTATTATAAAAAGTCAGTTCAGGAAATTTTTTTTACTTCAAAAGAACACGAAATGCAGGGTTAAAAAGTTAGTGCAAAATAGTAAATTACAAAAGATAGGAGGTTGAAGCATGCCACAGACAGTTATTACTTTTGATGAAATGACAGCCACTGTGTTTCAAGATCAAATGCAAAAATTGTTTCAGGCAGCTTATGAAAAAGGCGTTGAAGATGGGATGAAAAAATACTCATATCCACCCGTTTTAAATGTCAATCATTTAATGCAAATTCTTTCAGTCAAAAGACCAACGGTATCAAAAATAACAGCTAGACCTGATTTTCCTAAACTCACTCAAATTCAAGCTAGGTACCCAAGAGATGAGGTTTTTGAATGGATTAAGAATAATTCATCATACATTCAGGAGGTAATAGCGTGAACAACCCACAGTTATTCAAAAATGAAATGTTTGAAGTATCAGCAATAATCGAAGATGATCTAATCCTTTTTGATGCTGAACAAGTTGCGAAATCTCTAGGGTTTGTCCAAGAGAAAAATAACAAACAGTACATTCGATGGGAGCGAGTGAATGAATACCTTCCGAAAAATTCCCCAGAAGTGGGGAAAGGTGATTTCATTCCTGAACCACTTGTGTACAAGCTGGCGTTTAAAGCATCTAACGAAGTTGCAGAACAATTTCAAGACTGGCTGGCAATTGAAGTCATCCCTTCAATTAGAAAGAATGGTCACTTTGGTGTTCCTAAACCTTTAACCGAAAGAGAGCAGAGAATTGAGTCTCTTAAACTCTTATTAGAAACATCACAACGGCAGGATGAAATGTCTAAAAAATTAACCAATCACGAAAGAAAAATCCTTGAATTGAACACCAAAGTGGATGAGCAGATCACACTTGATCATGGTGAACAAAGACGGATTCAAAAAGCTGTTGCTTCTAGGGTCTACAGTTTTACGGAAGATGGATCAGAACGTAAGCGGCTATTCAGCGAACTTCATCGGGAAATTAAAGATCGTTTCGCCGTATCCAGCTATAAGGATTTAAAGAGAAAAGACATGCAAGTTGCTGTGAATTACATCGTTAACTGGGTTCCACGCAGGGTTTCGTAGATCCTGCTGTATCCCTTCATTAATATTTTAACAATAAAAACTGAATAAAAAAGGATGAGAACAAATGGCGAACAGCCCTTATAATGTTGCCAATTTAAGTAAGTGGATGCATATGAAACGAAAGGAAGTAGGTCTTTCACAATACTCGATGGGTAAACTACTTGGCGGGAGGGATCAGAAGTATGTTTCTAACATTGAAAATGGAATTGCGACACTTACTCCTGAAATTTGCATTCGATGGTTTGAGATATGCGGAGCATATGAACATATTGACCTTGTTCATTTCATTTTCAAGCTTCACCCAATGGCAGCCGCTCCAATTAATCCCGCCTTGAATGATTGCGCTCATAAGGCCCTAATCAACTTAGTACAGGAAATGAAAGACGCACAAAAGGCTATCAACGATCTTGCCGAATGGTTGAACAATACACGCCCGGGAAAACATGCCGAGCTTCCTATGCAGGCTATCAAGCAAATATACGACCTGACACAAGCAAATAAAACGCTCATGTATTCAATGGCGCGTGAGTTTGATCTTAAAATACAAGACCTTACGGAAAAATGGTCGAAAAAAGCTATCGTTTCAGAGGTGGCGATGCACAAAAGACAGGATAGGGAGGCGGTTCTAGCGTGATTGAAAAACAGTTCATTAGTGAAGATGTATCGAGAGCAAAGACGAAAATTGATTGTGTGAAAGAGCTTTTATATCTTGCTCATCAAGAATTGAAAGACGGAAATTATGAAGAAGTTGCAAGTCTAGCTGGAAGTATCAGAAATATCAGCGAGGACCTTGTGCGGATGAATAACAAAGGGCTTTTAATTAAAACGGCTGCGGAAATACAGAAAAAACATGGTGTGCGGCTTGAACTTGTTACACGCACTGAAAGCACTGAAAGGACTGAAATCATTGAATATTGAGCATCCGATGGTGACACAGATTAATAGTTTTGGTTATCCGAAGAGTCATTGGAAAGATGAAGCAGAGCGAAATGGATATGAAGAGGAAGACGATGAAGACAAATAAAAAAACCCGCTTGGCATAGCGAGTTTTAAGGTGTACTGCTTCTGATTGGTTACAGACAGTATACCAAATCTTTTACAAAAATTCAATGGAGGTATACACGATGTCAAAATATCAAATCAGCTTCGACCACAGAAGAGAAGCGCAGGAGCGTTTGGAGCAGGCAGGCGGTTGGATCGACTATAAAAAAGGGAAGCCGATGTTTAACTTCCCAAGTGCTCAAGCTAAACAGAAATACATTCAGCTAGGACAAACTACGTATCGCCAAAAGGTTGGGATGTAGCATGCAAGCTAAGGTCCTTATCTCAACGGAGAAGATGACAGAAGAGCAATGGCTTGAGGCTAGACGTGCAGGTATAGGCGGTTCAGATGCCGCCGCCATTGCTGGAATGAGTAGATGGAGATCACCCGTTTCAGTTTACCTAGATAAATTGGGCCAGTCACCAAAGGAAGATGAAGCGGGAGAAGCCGCATATTGGGGCCATGTACTCGAAGAAGTGGTCGCAAGAGAGTTTAGCAACCGTACTGGAAAGAAGGTCCGGCGAAAAAAGGCTATTTTACAACACCCTCTATATCCTTTCATGCTTGCAAACGTTGATAGATTAATTGTCGGTGAAAATGTAGGGCTTGAATGCAAAACGGCTTCTGAATACTTGAAAGAAGAATGGACGGGAGAAGAGATTCCAGACGCTTATCTGATCCAGTGCCAGCATTACATGGCTGTGACGGGTTATAAAGCATGGTGGATCGCTGTTCTGATCGGTGGAAACAAGTTCATTTATAAAAAAGTCGATCGTGACGAGGAATTGATAGGTTACTTGATTCAGATTGAAAAAGACTTTTGGGAGAATCACGTTCAAAAGCAAGAGCCGCCAATGTTTGACGGTTCAGAGTCATCAACAGAATTACTTAACCACATGTACCCCATTGGAATTGATGAGGAAACAAGCCTGCCTTTAAAAGCGGATGAAATCATAGTCCGACTAAAAAGCGCAAAAGAAGAAAAGAAAGAAATTGATGAACGAATTAAAGCGGATGAAAACCAGCTCAAAGCAATGCTAGGAGAAAACGAAATCGGTCTTGCTACTAAACATCGTGTGACATGGAAGACCATTCAAACAAACCGCTTTAATACAAAGAAGTTCGCCAGTGAACATCCTGAATTATTTGAGGAATTCAGTGAAACGAAGCCGCAGAGAAGATTTTATGTAAAGGAGAGCGTAGACAATGGCTAAAAACGAAGATATTCGGAATCAGCTGGCAAACAAAGCAGCCAATAACGTCCAGCAGCAGGAGGAGAAACCCAAAACAATTGCTGACTACCTTGCTTCAATGCAGCCGGAATTACAAAAGGCGTTGCCTGAACACATGACACCTGAAAGACTCACAAGAATCGCTCTAACAACAATCAGAAGTAACCCGCAATTACAACAATGTTCACCCGCTTCATTGTTGGGGGCTGTCATGCAGTCTGCACAATTAGGATTAGAACCTGGATTAATAGGTCATTGCTATTTTGTTCCTTTCAACAAAAAGATCAAGGGGCAAAATGGTGAGAAGGATAAGTGGACGAAAGAGGTTCAGTTCATCATCGGATATAAAGGCATGATCGACCTTGCTAGACGTTCTGGTCACATCGAAAGTATCTATTCCCATGTGGTTTATGAAAAGGATCAATTCGAGTATGAACTAGGGTTAAATCCAAAGTTAGTTCATAAGCCAGCAACAGGGCATAGAGGCGAAATGACTCATGTATATGCAGTGGCTCATTTTAAAGATGGCGGCTATCAATTCGAGGTTTTTAGCAAAGAAGATGTTGAGGCTGTTCGTGAACGAAGCAAGTCAAAGGATAGTGGCCCATGGAAGTCAGACTATGAAGAAATGGCTAAAAAAACTGTCATTCGCCGTATGTGGAAGTACCTGCCGATCAGTATTGAAATTCAGCAATACGCAGCGCAAGACGAAACGGTACGAAAAGATATTACCCAAGAAGCAAAATCAGTTTATGACGAGGAAGTCCTTGATATGCCGTACAGTGTAGAACCAACTTTAGAAAGCCCGAATACGGAGCAAGTAGATGAAAACAGAAGCCCATTTGATTAAGGTTCCTATCCCTTTTTGTTACACATGGATGGTCAAAGGCACTTCCGATCCTTTCAAATTAGCAGAAAACTATGTGAAAGATTACATCAAGACTAATGAGCCTGATATGCGATTTGTGCGCATACAGGGCTTGTTTGCACTATGTGAAAGGGGGTAGAGGCTTGAACTACCTGAAAGAAATTAACGGCTTCATGCGGTGGCTTGAAACATCACCCTTGAAGCCAACTACACAAGCACTGTGGTTACAGCTCATGGATATTAACAACGGCTGCAGCTGGCGAGAGTGGTTTACGGTTAGTAATACAACTTTAGTGGCACGATTAAATGTCTCGGAGAAAACGGTTCTTGAGCATCGAAAGATCCTAGTCGAAGCAGGGAGAATTGAATACATCCCGCAAGGAAAGAAAGCCGGACGTTACCGCATAATCAGCCTTGAAAACGCCGCAAGCCCTGTACCTGAAAAGCCAAAAGAAGAAAAACCAACACGACAGGAGGACAAGCCAATGAACCCATTCGTTTTTTTTGAAAGTCATTTTGGAGGAACATTAAACTCCTTCAATGCTGACAAGATCAATCAAATGATTGATGACCACGGGGAAGAAAAAGTTTTGCAGATCATGAAAGAAGCCGTTCAGAAGGATAGAAAATCAATCAATTGGGTGTCGGCGGTATTGTACAGACCAATCAACAAAGGAGGCAAGCAAGATGCCAAAGGCAACGCTGGACGAAGTGTTTCAAAGAATGAAGGCCAATCTAAAGTCACGCCAATTTTCGGAACCGGCCGTCACAGAAGAAAAGCATGAATGCAATGAGTGCAAGGACAAGGGAATTATCGTGTATCGGATTCACAAAAGCACAGAAGAGCGCATGAAAAACGAGGGGAAACGCTTTGATCTAGCTGCTCATGAAATGGTTCGAGAAGAAGACTTTCTTGCTGGCAAAGTTTGCAGCCCCCAAGATGCGAAGGAATGGAAGACAACCTTTTCCCGCCAGTGTCCTTGTGTTGCTGAAAGAGCAGCACGAAAGAAGCAAATGAAGCTGATGAGTGCCAGCAACATTTCAGAAGGATTCAGGAAACTAACCTTTAAAAACTTCTCTCTTGAAAAAAAGCCGGATGAGATTAAAGAGCTGTATGACTGTGCTTTTGAATATGCTCAGAAATTTAAGGAGATCAGAGAGACGAGACAAAATAGTATCGCCCTACTTGGTCAGTCAGGTGTGGGAAAAACTCATCTTCTCACAAGCATTTCAAATGGCTTCATAGAACGATTTAAATTGTCTGTTATGTATTTCCCTTATCTGGAGGGGATGACCGATTTACGAAAAGATTTTGATGAATTAGCAGCCAAGCTGGAACTTCTAAAGACCGTAGATGTTTTGTTCATTGATGACCTATTCAAACCCAAAGCCGGTGTTCCTCAAGTGACACCGTGGCAATTCACACAGATACAAGAGATCGTCAACTTTCGTTATTTGAATTACAAGCCGATCATGGTTTCATCTGAACTTGATTTAAACCAGCTCTTGGAGATAGATGAAGCATTTGCAACAAGAATCTATGAAATGGCAAAAAACTACACGGTCACTATTGAGAAGAACATAAAACTAAATCATCGGTTAGAAGGAGCGGTTTAAAATGTGCAACACATGTAACGGATCGAAAGTCGTCATAAACGAAAATACTTTCATGGCGGGCTTCTTCCCTTGTCCAGAATGTAACAACACAGGGCGTAAGCAAAGCCTAAAGCCAGTCATCGAGATGTTAGATCGGATGTTAGCGGAAGCAAGAGCACTAGAAGGGAAAACAGCATGAAGGCGATGGCAGCACTAATCACTATAGCTTTCACGGCATCATCAAGAGAAAGGAAGCTCCTGCAATGGATGCGGGATGACGGGAGGTAACACAAAACAATAGCAATGAACCCTAGTATCACTGAACTACTGAAACGAACCAACCTAACTGAAACAGAAAAATCAAAGCTCGTTGCCGAACTGAAAAAGCACTTCCAGCAACGGAAAGCGAGGGTGAAGAATGGCAAAAGTATTGAAAGATCAAACACTCTATCAATGTGAACAGTGCGGAAAACGTCTTCTTACGCCGCACGGTGCTAAGTTACATGAAACTAAGTATTGTTCAGTTGTTAGACAGAGAGAAGCAATGATTGAGCATAAGAAACGTCAGGAATCCTGTGAACATAAACACATGGAAATGAGTTACGGTTCATGGTTGGGAGAAGACCATTTACAATTACCTGAATTTGAATACTGTGCAGACTGCGGAATGTCCGAAATGGATATTGAGAAGCAAAAGAAGGAGAGGGCAAATGTCCAATAAATACGGCGCACGCAAAACGGTAGTAGACGGCATCACCTTCGACAGCAAGGCAGAAGCCAAATACTATGAGCATCTTAAATGGCTCAAGCAAGCCAAACAGATAAAAGACTTTTCATTGCAACCACGCTTTGAGCTTCAAGAAGCCTTTAAGAAACATGACAAGACTTTTCGGAAGATTGAATATATTGCAGACTTCGAGATCACTAAACTCGATGGAACAAAAGAAATAATCGACATTAAAGGCATGGAAACGAAAGAGTTTGCTATCAAGCGAAAGCTTTATGAACGCAAATTTGATACGCCGCTAAAGGTCATTGCTTTTGATCGGTCGTTTGGATTCATCGAACTGGACAAACTCAAAAAGCTGAAAAGGAAGGCGGGGAAACCAACTGTTAAACGTGGTAATAGCAGACGATCGTCCGTTGTGGGTTCAAAAGGAAGATAAGCTTATGGCCTGTATGACACGTTGCAAGCAGTTCAAACATTGCTCAAGCCGCTTTGGATCAGATTGCAAAAGGATGGGCGGAGCAGAAATACCGAGGATTGGAGGATGTAGAAATGCAAAAGGAAAACGTTAGAAAGCATGGTCCGGTTGTCACTTGGAAGATGACAGAAGAGGAAAGACAAGCTTATATCAATCAGCATCCAATCGTTTACCGTGAAGAATTGAAGCCCAAGCTGATCATTTTTGATCTCATGAATCCGTATGTCAGAGACAAATAAAAAAACACCGAAGCCCGCTGCTCCAGTGCTAATTAAAACTGACACTTTAATTATAACACATGGGGGCGGAGCGGATGAACCAACCAACAGAAATAAAAGATTTTGCTACAACCATTGATCAGAATTTAGAACCTGGAAAGGTCCGCATAATCGTGATTGACGGCAATGAAGGAACAGCCCACATCACAGACGCACCTGAACACGGAAAAACAATCATTCAAACGGCTAAAGGTCACTTTGCGAGAGTTGACCATGAAATAGGATACAAGATCAAATAATCGGAGGTTGAGAGATATGAGTCTACCTAAACATGTCGAGCTTTCACAGGCCGTCAAAGCCTGCAAAAACAAAGCGATGACAATAGATGATGCAGCTGCTGAAATTAGAGTGCCTGACTATGTGGTGCCGATGCTGGTACGCAAAAACGATGATCTCGTGATAGAAGGTAACGTGGTCATGGCAAAGCGTGAGTCAAACGGACCTGTTATCTTCACGCTGTTGGCTTTCATGTCTTTTATCGTAATTGCTGGGTTGATAGGCGGGATTGGATAAAAAAACAGGGATTAGTACATCCCTGCCAAGATTGAAAAAATTAACTTTATAAGTGCTGGTATACCAAGAAGAGCAATCAAGAGAATTATTGAATATCTCTCAAAATAACTTCTAATTGTTTCGATAACATCATCCAAATAATGTTGCATTAATTCACCACCTTTCAATTTATTTTAACAGGCAAACGGATGTTTTTAGATTAAAAGAAAATTACGGAATGATTACAAATATATTGAAGCCTAGCGGCTTAGGAGGAAACGGAAAATGCCAAAACCTGAACAGCTTAAACGCATGAATGATATAAACGAGCTGATTAAGCTCATAGCAAGCATAGACAGACGTACTTTCTACTGCAAATCAAAGAATCGGATAGCGTATTTCAGATTTAAGAAAAAACTGTTCTTTGTTGATGATTACACGGGGGAAGATGTTTACCCGTACGAATTGGGGCACGGTCGAACAAGAGGATTTTCTCACGGAGGGAACATGTGGCAGCTAGTCAACAGTTTTCGTGAATTTATCATTACTGGTCGATATGGCGAGCTTAGAGACTATAAAGAAATTTGGGCTTACAGTCGTGAAGGCTGTCAAAAGATTCGCCAAAAGGCAAAGGAAATCGGATTTATTATGACAGCTGATTATCCATACAGTTTTAGAGAATGGGAGAAAGCCTGATGGATATTGTCATCAGATATGTTTTCAAGCACCGAGCAACCGGAAACATTGAAATCAAAATATACTCAATCAGCCAACTAGAAGCTCGGGCAGCAAAAAAGCTGTCGCCGTGCTTCGATGAAACAGAATACGAATTAATCTCTCGTGATTTATGTTTTGACAAAGAAAAAGGCGTGTTCGTTGGAGATTTAATATATGTCACTCAATGGCACGGCAACTATATAGCTTCAGTAGAATTTGGCGAGTATGAACAGGATGGAAGCGGGGATGAATACCCACCATCGAAATGCTTTGGTTTTTATGCCAAAGCGGTGAACCCAACTATTACCGATGAGGAAGGTTTGGAATATGAAATTGTACCGGATTACCTCATACAGAATTCAATGCTCAGACTCGACTCGTACAAGTGCATCGGAAACATCTATCAAACTGATCTATTGGAGGAAGCACGATGAACGAAAACAACCCGATTATCTCATCTGTAATTACAAAGCTGCACAAGCAGCAGGAAAAGGGGCTGAAAAAGTACGGGGTTGAGGTTGAAACATCTTCTTATGATCTGAAAGGCTGGATGAAACACGCTCAAGAAGAGACGCTTGATTTTGCGACATATCTCGAATCTGCAATTCAGCTACTTGAGGAACAGGCTAAAAGAAAAAAAGAAGAAATGAAGTTTTATGAGACACACGAGCCTTATTATGCATTAATCAAGGCGCGCAATATCGAACGTGCAATGGAGATTTACAATAATGACGTTACTGCTGATGAAGAGAAAGAACTTGCGGAAAGTATCAAAGAAGTAACGGCACTATATGCAGCAACAAAGTATAGTCGCTGTACTGGAGAAGATAACAAAACAGTTCCTATTGAAGAAGTGCTTGAAGATTTAACGAACGAAAAAGAAATGCGATTGGCAGTAGACGGGAGCTTGCTATGAGGAAGGGGAATATTATGAAAAAACTACTAATCACACTAATTATTATTATTGCGGCGGTGCTTTATGCGCCGTCTGCTCAAGCAGTATGGTCTAACTGGCAAACTGAGGGATATGGTCATCAAGCGCGAGTCTTTACGGATGACACCAATTACTATGCAGGAGCAAAAACGGTCAATTGGAGAGCGGAAAAGAAAGGATCGAGCACGCTTTATTACACTGCTGGCGTTTACAAAAAGCGCAGCGGTGGCGGTTTAACAGATACGAATCTAGTGCAAAGGGGCAGATTCAAAGCGTCAACGCCTCTAAAATCGTTTAGCGTGAGTGAAATCCGCAAACGTACTGGCAAAGGAACATACGTGATCCAACTGGACTGCTACACCGATTCTAAGAAACGAAACTACATCGGAACGTTCGAGTCCGTTAAATTCAATATTCGATAGGAGGTAACGGAATGAAATTCATGGAATTAACTAAACCCAACGATGAAAAAGTTACAGTTAATTTTAATGCAATATTGAGCTTCGGAGTTAATCCACATGATGAAACCGGATGTCGAATTGCTGCTGATGGTACCCATTTCATAAATGTTGTGGAGAGTTATGATTATGTGAAACAAATGATAAGAAGATTGGGTAACGATCCTTTATAGAAAATGGCTGGTTGTCGTTGATTTTGAGAGATTAACTAAATAAGTCCAAGACGGAGAGCCTGCGGACACTGATCAACACCTTTTTAGGGTGCTGGTTGGTGTCCGTTTTCTTTTTGTTAGAAAGGAGCAGCTATGAAGAAGGAAAAGCCGAAAAAACAGCCGCAAAAGCTCACTGACAGAGATTTAAGAGAGTTGATGGGGCAAAACATGCAAAGACTGAGAAGAGCCAAAGGCGGGGCGTACAAGCGTAAATAGGAGGGAACCATGAACGAATTGATTCTTGAGTATAAACGAGCGTTAAAAGATACAAAAAGAAGATATGAGCAGCTGGACGAAACAGATCCAAGCCGCAAGATTTTCAGTGCGATGATAAGTGATCTTGAGTACGTGGTGAAATGGTTGTCCACTGGTAGGCAGCCAGAAGCAAAACGAGCGATTGACCGAAGATCCGTTTATCAACGTACCGTATTTGCTTCACCAGAAGTGCTTGAGGCTTTAGCAAATCAACACAACTTCCCGAAAGAGTCACCACGCACAGTGAGTGATGAAGATAAAAGGTTGATTGAGTACGCCTTATCTACCCTTACGCAAAAGCAAAAGGAAATGTATCTCTCACATGTTGCTGACGGCAATTCACTAGATAAGATTGCAAGTCTCATGGGAGTTAGCAAAGGAACAGTTCAAAAAACTGTAGATAGAGCAAAGAAGAAGATTGCTAATCAACTAGATTTAATACGATCGAAGGGAGCATGAACCATGAATAAAAAAGAGATTGAAGGACTCATTCACAATTATCACTGGATGGCGAAAGAGGTTCAACGGCTCCAACGTGTTTTATATGGCACTGACATACCTATGCGTAGCTGGGGCGTTGCTCAATACGGCATTGAGGCAACCTTACCAAAAGGGAGCAAAGGAAAAAGCCAAGCTGAATTACGTGACATGGATTTACGAGAAGAAAGACTATATAAGCGGCTTTGTAAGTTTGAAGAGCGGGTGTATGCAATAGAAACGGCAGCAAGCAAAATCGAAGGAGAAAAGCACAGAGTTGTCTATGACTGCATGATGGAGGGAATGAGCTATCGAGCCATTGGACTGCACTTGGGGCTGTCACGTGAAAAGGTACGGCAGATGAAAGATAATATCATCGACCAATTATGCCAATATTGCCACTTTGTGCATATCTTGAATGATGAAAAATCCGTAGTGTAAAATGGAAGGCAGGACGGGGTGGCGTAATATTACTGCGTCACCACAAATTAATTTATTTTCACTTGCTCTTGCGAGCTTGGGATTCGTTCGACAAATTTCGTAGACTCCTCAAAATTATCAATCTTATCCGATAATAAAATTGAGGAGTGAGTAGAGTTGGGTAAAAAAAAGAAACACGCAAAAAAAAATAAAATACGAAGTGAAAAAATAAAAAAAATAGATGATGAAATTTACTCAAAAAAGTTAATGGAGTTAGAAGATGTCATCTACACATATTCAGAAAAAGAGTTACTTGAATACTTTTTAAAAGAATTTATATACGGTCAAAAGAAGGAACATTATAAAAAGAGCCTAGCGACTCTTTATGATTTGGATATTGAATGTCTAGAATATGCAATTTATAGATTTTCTCATATAGATAAATATAAAGGGCGTAATTTTAAGAATTATTCTATTGTTGCCTCTTTATTCGGTACATTTCTTATGATTCAATATAATTATCAAGAGATTAAGTGGGTAGGTTTGGTCATTGCATGTTTAGCAATTCTGCAATTTTTGCGAATTTTGGATAGAGAAAAAAAGGATAGAGACATTGCTGATTCAATGTTAACAACTTTTGAGAAAATATACTCTAGAAAAGAAAAAGGTCTAAAGTGAATTTTCGTTCGACAAATTCTGCGAATAGTTCCATGTGCTCACTTTCTGCCGATAAAAAGGTGGGAGGTGATATTATGTTTAAACGATTAGTCGATGAAGGGGAAGAATTGCGTTCCCACATTAAAAATGGGATAAGCTCATATGAGACAAACATCAAGATTATCAATTCAGAAGAATTCTATAAATGGGTATACAAATGTTTATTCCACCTTGATGCTGAACTATCTGAAAGTTCAATAGTGTTAACTGAAATCAAAAAATTATTCAATAAATTGGATGATGATAACAGCGTGGAATTTCACAAAAAGTTACTTCAAGTTGTAAAAGCAAAACAAGAATTTAATGATGGTGAATGATTTCAAGCACCCTTCGGGGTGCTTTTTTTGCTCCCTGTAAACTGCTTCCGGTGAAGAATCTCTATAAATAGCATCGGCTTAAAGGTAGAGTGCGGCGGCAGTTTAGAGGAAATAAAAATCCCAAAACAACACGAATCAGAAGGAGGCGGCAGGTGAATGTAGATGGAATCCAAGCACATTCAGGCGCAGAAAGATTACGTCAAAGGCATGAAATACAAGGACCTTGCCGAGAAATACGGGGTGTCGATCAACACCATAAAATCATGGAAAAAGCGGCATGGTTGGGAAAGGAAAAAGTGTGCACCCAAAGAAAAAAGTGTGCACACAAAAAAAGGTGGACAACCTGGGAACAAAAACGCTGTAGGGAATAGCGGCGGTGCTCCTGCAAGAAACCAAAACGCAAAGACACATGGCTTTTATTCAAAGCACATGCCAGCAGAAGCGTTTGAGATCATGCAGGACATTCAGGAGTTTTCACCTGTTGATCTGCTGTGGGAGCAAATACAAATCCAGTTCACAGCAATTGTGCGGGCACAGAAAATAATGTTCGTTGAAAGCAAAAATGAAATGATCAAAGAGCTGAAAAAAGCACGGTATGTTTTTCATGAGGGTGACCTTGAAGAAAAAGAAACCGAAGAAGAAGAATACGAGTTTCAATTCGCTTGGGATCGTCATGCTACATTCCTAAACGCTCAATCACGAGCGATGGGAGAGCTGAGAAGCTTGATAAAGCAGTTTGACAACATTGCCCATGAGACAGACGAAAGACGGCTTAAACTGGAGCAGATGCGCTTGAACATTGATAAAACAAAAGCCGAAGTCGAGAAAATGGAATTAGGTGACGTTGCACCAGTTTACATTGTTGATGATATAGGTGATGACGATGATTAAAGTATCGGAAGTGTTGGCACCGGCTTTTCGTGAGTTTTGGAGATACAGAAGAGCAAAAAAGCATCTTCATTACGTTCTAAAGGGCGGACGTGCTTCTGGCAAATCATTCAGCGTGGGTAATGGTGTGGTAACAGATATTATTGAATACCCTGTTTCCGCTCTCGTGCTGCGTAAAGTACAGAATACGCTTGTTAAATCAGTTTTCGCACAGATAAAGCAAGCAACGGTAACGCTTGGTGTCTCTCATCTATTCAAGTTTGTTCCTTCTAGGTTAGAGATCATATACAAGCCAAGAGGGAACAAGATATATTTTGCTGGTGCTGATGATCCTGAAAAGCTCAAATCAATCAAAGACGCTGATTTTCCAATAGGTGTTATGTGGATTGAAGAGCTTGCAGAATTTAAGTCAGATGAAGAAGTAAGCACCATCATGAACTCCGTTCTACGTGAAGAACTAACACACAAAATAAAGACAGACAACCCACGTAAACGAGCAGGGAAGTTTGATTATACGTTCTATTACACTTATAACCCGCCAAAGCGTAAGCAAAATTGGGTTAACAAGAAGTATGAAACGTCATTCCCTGCTGAGAACACGTATATTCATCATTCAACATACCTGGATAACCCTCATCTATCAAAAGCGTTTATCAATGAGGCTGAGACAACTAAAGCCAAAAACGAAAAGAAGTATAGATGGGAATATCTTGGGGAAGCGATCGGAACTGGCGTTGTTCCATTCGATAACCTTCAAATCAAGAAAGGCAGCATAACTGATGATATGGTCCGCTCCTTTGACAATATACGTCAAGGCGTTGACTTTGGTTATGGTCCAGATCCGCTTGCATTCGTCAGATGGCATTATGACAAGAAGCGAAGCAAAATATATGCACTTGATGAATTATATGATCACAAAGTTTCTAACAGAGAACTAGCAAAGTGGATTAAATCAAAAGGCTATGAAAGCAACGAGATCACAGCCGATAGTGCTGAACCCAAAAGTATAGACGAGCTTAAAAAGGAACACGGCATTAGAAGGGTTTCAGGAGCAAAGAAAGGCCCTGACTCGGTTCAATATGGTGAGGAATGGCTTGGTGATTTAGATGAAATAGTCATTGATCCATTGAGAACACCAAATCTAGCCCGTGAATTTGAGAACATTGATTATCAAACAGATAAAGACGGCAACCCTAAACCACGCCTTGAGGATAAAGACAATCACTCTATTGATGCAACTAGATACGCATTTGAGCGTGATATGAAACAATCTGGCGTAAGGGTGCTTACTTGATTAGAAAGGGGGAATGACCATGTACCCAACATCGCCAACACATACAGAAGAGCTGCTTAAAATCATAGAGGACAGCGCAGAAACATCCGATAAGTTACCCGATACAACCATTCTTCAAAAGATGATTGATAAGCATGCTGTAGAGCGGGATCAGATGCTCGAAGGTGTTGCTTATTATTTGAACCAAGCAGACATTAAGAAACGCAAACGCTATTACTATGAACACGGCATAAAAAAGGTTGATACTGATAAGCCGAACAATCGAATCTCTCATAACTGGCATAAGCTGCTGGTACAACAGAAGGTCCAATACCTTTTAGGGAAACCCATCACCTTTAACGCAGAAGATGAAACGTTCCTTGCAGTTGTGAACGATTTTATAGACGAAGATTTTGACGATTGCATGCAGGAGCTTCTTAAAAACGCCACCAACAAGGGTAAAGAGTGGCTTCATCCATTTGTTGATGAAGAAGGTAAATTTGATTACCTTCGCATTCCAGCAGAGGAAGTCATACCGGTTTATGATTCAACAAAAAAACGCAGCTTGCTTTATGCTATCCGTTACTACGATGTTAAAAACATTGATGATGAGATCACCCGCAAAGTGGAATTGTACACAGATGAACAGATTTTCTACTATGTAGAGCATAACGGGTCTTTGATTCAAGACTTTGATTATAAAAACAACCCTGAAAGCCATTTCTACGACAAACGAGGGAAAGGGTACGGCTGGGGTAAGGTGCCAATGATCGAGTTTAAGAACAATGAAGAGGGCGTAAGTGACCTTATCTTCTATAAAGACTTGATTGACCAATATAATAACAACATTTCAAATAACGCAAACACGTTTGATGAAATGCAAGACTTGATCTATGTCTTGAAAAACTTCGCAGGTCAAGACTTGAGCGAATTTACTACGAATCTACGTCACTATAAGGCTGTGGAAGTGTCTGATGAAGGCGGTTTAGAAATGAAGAGTGCTGAAATCCCAATGGATAGCGCAAATTCGCATCTAGACCGATTAGAAGAGAATATATACCGCTTCGGACAGGGTGTAAACAACAATCCTGACAAAGTGGGAAATTCACCGACCAACGTTGCAATTAAAAATCTATATTCATTGCTTGATCTAAAGGCGAATGAAGCAGAGCGGAAGTTCCGGCCAGCTTTAAGCGCCTTTTTTTGGTTCTTCACTGAATATCTAAAAATGACAGGTCAAGGTGAATACGATCCCACGCTCTTACAGATGACTTTCAACCGCTCTCGAATGACAAACGAGCTTGAGCAGGTTCAAATGGCGAATCAGAGCACAGATTTAAGCCGAGAAACACGCATTGCAAATCATCCGTGGGTAGATGATGTAGAAGCAGAATTGAAGCGTATTGAGGCAGAGGAAGTCGAATACAGGAACAGCATGCCACCGTTAACTGATATTGAACCAGAAACGGGCGGTGATGAAGATGAACCAGAACGAGATTGATAAACTGCTCGATGACATGATCACAGAGGATGCTAAGAAAATTGATGCTGTCTTTGCTAAGAGATTGAAAGAAATTAATCAGCAAATGGCCGCTCTTTTCGCTAAGTATGGAAAAGATGGTTCACTTTCTATGGCGGATCTCAACAAATACAACCGCTTCAAAAAAGAAATGGAGCGGATAACAGAAGAATCAAGCAAAGCATTTAAAACGGTTCTTATCATTGTAGAGGCGCTGGCTGCCAAGCAGTTTCTTGAGAACTATATGCGGTCTGCTTATCTCTACGAGATAGAAGCGGCCGTGAAAATGGGTTATGCGTTGCCAACAACTGCGATGATTCAACAGGCAATATTAAACCCGATAGCTGAATTGACTCTCTCAGCCTTATATAAGCGTCACCGTGATGAGTATGTCCGGCAGATTCAAATATCTATTGCTCAAGGTATTCAAGCTGGCGAGGATTATAGCAAAATAGCCAAGCGAATTGAGAGAAGCACAGAATTCGCAAGAAAAAAAGCCCGTGACGTAGCGAGAACGGAAGTTCATAGGGTACAAGTCTCGGCGAGGATGAAAAGCGCTGAACAGGCTTCTAAGCATGCAGGTTTAGAAAAGGTTTGGAATTCTACCCTTGACCTAAAAACAAGGCTAGGTCATAGAAAGCTAGATGGGCAGACCGCTAAAAATGGTTTGTTCGTTTCTATTTATGGCGGTGTCGGCCCCGCTCCGGGTCACATGAATAATGCCAAAGATGATATAAACTGCCGCTGCACTGTCTCTTTCAAAGTGAATGGCAAAATTCCGGACACAAGAAGAGCAAGAAAAGGCGGTTCGGGAGCGGGTGAGGTCATTCCATACCAAACCTATGAAGAGTGGTACAAAACGATTAAAAAGGGGAATTGATGATGGAAAATATCAAACATGCAGTATTACATCTAAAAAGTGGCGAGAAAGTGGTTTTAAGTGAGCATGTGAGTAAACAAATTTTGGTTGTCATGAAAAAAGATGTTCTTTCAGCTGAAGAAGGTTATATTAACGATGGAAATTACAGTTATCCTATCAGAGAAATTCAAAAAATAGAATGGATTAGGTAGTCATTATGAAATTGTTTTTTCTTTTGTCCTGAGCATGACATAAAAAGGCTCTTTTGCTCATTCTAAAGGCTTGGAGCCAAACTAAGCGTAAATCCTGTGCGTGAGGTGGACACGCAAAAAAACATCAAAGGAGAGGTTGAAATGAGTTTAAAAGAATTACTCGGTGATGATCTGTATGCTCAAGTCATTGAAAAAGCTGGAGATCAAAAGGTTGATATTGTTAGCAATGGTCAATGGTTCCCTAAAGAGCGGTTTGACGCAGTGAACAATGAAAAGAAGGAATTGAAGAGCCAGCTTGACGAGCGGGATCAGCAGTTAACCGATTTACAGAAGCAAGCAAAAGGAAATGAAGAGCTTCAAAACGCAATTGAGCAGCTGCAAGAAGAAAATAAAAAGGTGTCTGAGGAATACCAGCAAAAGCTGGAGAAACAAGCCTTTGACTTTGCTCTTGAAAGTGCCTTACGTGATGCAAAGGCGAAAAACATCAAGGCTGTAAAAGCCAATTTAAATGTTGATGGGCTTAAATTATCTGACGATAAGGTAATTGGTCTTGATGAGCAGTTAACCGCTCTTAAAGAGAGTGACAGCTATCTATTTGAAGCTGAGAATGACAGTTCCCCAGGTCTAGCTGGAAGGCAGCCGCACGTTAACCAGTCAGCACCACTGAAAGGCAATATCACCAAAGAACAATTTGAGAAAATGGGATATAGCGAAAGAGAAGACTTATATCGTGAAAACCCAGAGCTTTATCAACAACTAACTAATTAAAGGAGTGTTTTAAATGGCTTTAACAAAACTAGATAATATGATTGTGCCAGAAGTCATGGCCGATATGATTTCAGCGAGATTGGACAAAGCAATTCGTTTTGCCCCGTTCGCTAATATTGACAAAACATTGACGGGTAGACCGGGTGACACTATCACTGTACCAAAGTGGAAATACATTGGTGATGCGAAAGATGTTGCAGAAGGTGCAGAAATTGATCTTGACTTGCTTACTAGTGATTCTGAGACGTTCACCATTAAAAAAGCGGGTAAAGGTGTAGAAATTACTGATGAGGCAATGTTGTCAGGGTACGGTGATCCAAAAGGCGAGGCAGTCAAGCAACTTTCTCTTTCCATCAGCAACAAAGTTGATAATGATCTGCTTGATGCTTTAGGTCAAGCAACACTCATCTATGAAAGCAAGTCAGCATCATTAGATGTCGATACGTTGGATGAAGCCATCGGCATTTTTAATGATGAAGATCCAGAAGATATGTTGTTGTTTGGCACTCCAAAAGACATTGCAGCTTTAAGGAAATCAGCTTCAGATAGTTGGACACGTAATACTGATCTAGGGGATCGTCTTCTTGTATCAGGCGTATTCGGTGAACTGCTTGGTGCTCAAATTGTCAGAACAAAAAAACTTGAAGAAGGAACAGCCTATCTCGTTAAACGTGGTGCATTAAGTCTGTTCTTGAAAAGAGATATTTTTGTTGAAACAGACAGAAACATCAGGAAGAAAACAACTGTTGCAACAGCTGACAAGCATTATGGCGTTTACTTATACGATGAATCCAAAGCGATTAAAATCAAGCTTGCCACTACGCCCTAATGCGCCCCAAAATCTACAATTGGAGAACGCAAGTGAAAATGAAATCACTATTTCATGGTCTCCAGTAGAAGGGGCGACTTCATACGATGTATATCGAAGCGGCAAAAAGGTCACGAATACAACGGAAACAACTCACGCATCTACAGGGTTAAATCCAGATGTTCAATATACGTTTGCTGTTGTGGCGATTAATGATGTTGGAGAATCTGAGAAATCAGAAAGCCTAGTCACTCGTACAACAAAATCAGCAGGGTAATGAAAGGGTGATCCAATGGACATCCAAAAAGTAAAAAGAATGATAGGAATGACCACAGATAAGCATGATGATTACTTATCAGAGGTTGTTCCTATTTTTGTTGAATATGCTTCTGATTTTTGTAAGAACAAGTTTGATGCAAATGACCTGCCGGCCGGTGTAAAAATCTTTGTTGCGAAAGCTGTTGAGTTCAACATGAAGCCAGCAGGTTTGGCAAGTCGAAGCATGGGTGATGTGTCGTATTCATATGACACTGATTTTCCTGAAACTATCGCAAAGCACCTGTACCCGTATAGGAGGGCTTATTGGTGAGTTATGTATTTGAAGAGTTCCCACATGAAATCACGTTTCAAAAGCTTGAAAAAGTGCCGGACGGTGGCGGTGGATTCACAGAAAAGTATTTGGACTATCTGACAATACCCGCTCGGGTCACGAGTGTTTCATCAAGAGAATTTTACCAAGCTCAACAGCTACAATATCCAGTTGATCACAATGTCTATTTCGAGTACAGGGAAGATATCAAAAAGACTATGCGAATCAAATACGAAAATAAAATACTCATCTTGAAGTCAGATCCTATTGATCAAGGCGGGGAAAATGAAATCATGTGTCTCAAATGCCAAGTTTCAGAGGTGCTAAATGGCTGAAGTATCAGGGGAATGGGCTAAACAAATGGCGAAAACGGTTGAGAAATTCGAGCGCAAAGTCATAGATCGAGCGAAACAAATTGTCACAGAGACAGCGGAACTGATTTACAGTCATGCTGTCATTAATTCACCAACAGCCATGATTGATGGTGGAAACCTTAAGAACTCTATTGAGGTTGAATATCGTGATGAAGGATTGAAAGCCATCATCACCGTTGGTGCAGATTACGCCATATACGTTGAGTATGGAACCGGTATTTATGCAGAGGAAGGCGGCGGCCGTCAAACACCGTGGGTCTATTATGATGAAAAGCTAGGCCGATGGGTGATGACAAGAGGTATGAGGGCGCAACCATTCTTTAATCCTGCTGTAGAAGAAGGCATGCGGCACTTTGCCCGTGAAACGCAATAGAAAGGAGCTGCTGAAATGCGCTCATCATTGTGGCCGTTACAGGCTGCTATATTTGAAAGGCTATCTATGGATAAGCGGTTAAACGAACGTGTCACAGGCGTTTTTGATGCGGTTTCCAAAGATGCTAAAAAGCCTTATGTCTCAATGGGTGATGACGATGTTTCCTTATTTGAGACAAAAACGTCTGCTGGCGAGGTTGTAAACGTGGTTTTACATTGCTGGTCAGACTATTCAGGAAAAAAAGAAGCACAGCAGGTCTTAGACCTCATGTTGCAAGCATTGACAAAAAGGCCCCTAGAAATAGAGGGCTTTTCTTTATGCCGTTCTGAGCTGCGAGGGATGCAGGTCATCACAGACATAGACGGATATACAAAACACGGTATCTTGCGAATGAGATACACGATAAACAATTGAGAGGGTGTTTTTAGTGGTAAACCTATTGAATGGTAAGGATGAAGTTTTCATTGTCCAGCCAATTAGCGCAACGGATCAAAAAGGATTATTTATTGCTTTTCAGACTGAGGGTTCTCACACGAAAGAGCAAGATTCACTTGACGAAAGCACAAAATCAGGCCGTATTGTTGGGTATGGACCAAAAAGTGAAAGTTTTGAGTTATCTTTTTATGCTGCGGACGATGATCCGGGTCAAAAAGCCATTGAAGCTGCTTTTGACAAAGAGGAAGCAGTACAGGTATGGAAAGTAAATCTTAACTTAAACGCAAATGGAAAACATGATGCTGAATATGGTCATGCGATCATTGAAAGCCTTGAGAAAAGCGCACCGCAGGATGGTTTTATCGAGGTTTCAACAACTCTTCCTGTTCTCGGAAAGACGTTTAAAGACGAATTAGAGCCGCTAGATCCAGAATTAATTGCTCAAATCCGATCTGCTGCTGGTGCTGACAGCTTCAAGCAGTTTGGCGAACTTAATAAGAAAGTTGAGACACCCTAAGCAGCCCCAAAATCTATCGTTTATCGCCACATCTGACAGTATTTCAGTAAAGTGGGATGCGGTAGAAGGGGCGACTTCATATAACGTATACAGAGGCGCAGACAAGCGTCTTGATAAAAACGTCACTGACACAAGTTATGTCGCAACAGGGATGAATCCTGATACGAAACTGACCATAAATGTCACTGCCGTGAATGAAGCTGGCGAGTCTCCAATGAGTGAAATCGTTACACAGACAGAACCTGCTTCCACAGGAGAATAACATTTGGAGGGCCTCTATTATCTGGAGGCTCTTTTCTATTACAAAAAACAAATCGGGGGTTTTTATAAATGGCTACTTTAACAATTGGAAATAAGGAATATACAGCAAGATGCGATTTTTCGTTTGACCGTACAGCAAACGAGAAATACACAACGAAAGAGGAGGACAAAGCAGGCGGCACGCTTAACATTTACATGGGTTTACTCAATGAAGATGCTTTTATGTTATCTGCTTTTTGGGATTGCGCTCTTTCTCATCTTAAAGGGAGTAAACCGTCTCCAGAGCAAATTGAAGATGCAATTATGAAAATCATTGAAGAAGATACAAAAGGTGACGCAGTGGATCGCTTGGTTAAAGAAGCTTTCCAAACACTTGAAAACGCTGGTTTTTTCAAAGGAAAGATCCGTCAGAACTGGACGCTACTCGAGAAGATGAACAAACCGAAGAAAGTTGCTCCGAACGAGACACCAGAAATGGCAGCGAAGCGGATCGAGGAAGAAGAGACCGGCAAGGAATACTTGGAAATGCTGAAACAAGCCCGCAAAGAGTTGATGGGATTGACTACCTCCAAGTAATTGAAGACGCAGCTCGTTGGATGGGTGTCTATGACAACGATCTCATCATGTCATGGACACCAAACGAGTATAAACGCAAACTTAAAGCGGCTAAAATGCGTGAGATTGATGAAATAGAGCGAATGACAATAAACGCAATGTTTCATCGTTATGCGAATAACGCTAAAAAAGTTAAGCCTTCACAAATGTTTGATGCACAAAAAGCTAGAGCTGATCTTGAACGGGATGTCACTGGCAATGGCTTCAAAAATCAAGTGGATGCCAAAAAGCTGAACGACCTTAACATTGGATTAAGGAACATGCTTAGAAAACCAACAGAAGAGGGGTGAGGGTTTGATCGAAAAATTAACGGCGGTTGTCGAGGCGCAAACACGTAAATTCAAAAAGCAAATGGACAAAGTGAATGATATGATGCGGCGCATGCGTGATCATCACACTGTCGAAGTAGATGCTGAAATCGCTGACTTTCAAAGGCGTGTCAGGGAAGCTGAACAGCAAATGGATAGTTTCTTGCGCCGACACGAACGCAACCGGGTTGACCTAGATGCCGATGCAGACCCTTTAATTAGGGCTGTTAGAATGGCCCGTCAAAAATTGCGTGAGATTCCTCAACGGATCAATACTTATTTTACGGGTGATAACAATCCATTAACCAGTTCAATAGCTCGTGCTAAAGCAGGGCTAAGGTCAATCGCTCAACGAGTGACAACCGTCATAGCCGGAAATCCTACTCCTTTAGGACGTGCTGTTATCGTAGCTCGAACGGCATTATCTACTATTGCTCAAAGGGTAACTTCAATCATTGCAGGTAATGCCAGCCCGCTTGTTTCAACAGTTGCCGTTGCTCGTACCGCTCTTTCTTCTATAGCACAGAGAGTGACGACAATGATTGCTGGAAACGCAAGTAACTTAAATTCATCTGTTGCCGCTGCTCGTGCTGCATTAGCAATTATTCCGAACAGAGTTACAACAATCATAAATGCAAGTTCTGCGGCTTTGATTCGTTCAGTTGCAATTGCAAGAGCGGCTTTAGCGAGTCTTCCTAATACTGTTGTTATTAGAATAATGGATGTATGGGAAGGTTTTGAAAAGCGTTTAGATAAGTTTGAAAATGCGATGAATAGACTTTCAAAAATAACAAACTCCATATCAAATGTTATGGGGAATGCTTTGCGTGGTGGATTGCTTGCTCTATTACCTGCTTTAGCTCCTACTTTATCGGGTGCTGTGGGAGTAATTGGGGCACTTGGTCCAATGATTGGATCTGCTACGAGTGGATTAATGGGTCTTGTCAGTGCTTTTTCTACTGCCGGTACTGGCGCTGTGGCTTTTGGTGCATTGGCTGTTACGTCCATTGGTAGTGTTATCAAAACTGGTCAAGATTTAGACAAGTTGCAAGCCAAGCTAGATGATGCCACTAATGCGAAAGAGCGAGCCAAAATCATGGAAAAAATCAAAGTTTTGCAAGAGTCTCTAGGGAAAGAAGAGAAGAAAGCCCTTGCTACTTTAGAAGATTTTAAAGATAACTGGCAGGACATTGCGAAGATCACACAGAAGCCTATCTTGAAATCGTTCACGAACTCGCTCACAACGTTTAAAACGGTTCTTAATAGTCTTAGGCCTATGTTTGTTAACGTGGCAAATGGAGCGGTTACATTAACAAAAAACCTTGATAATGCTTTCAAAGCAAAAGACATGCAAAACTTCATCAAATGGATGAACAACAATGCAGGGAAAGCTTTTGTGACCTTCGGGAACATTGCCGGAAATGTCATGAGAACAGTCATGAATCTTATAGTGGCTTTTGGTCCTCTAGGAAATGATATGGCTGCAAGCATGGAAAAAGCAACTGCTTCATGGGCTAAATGGGCGGCTGGTTTAAGCTCGTCACAACGATTCCAAGATTTTATTTCCTATACCCGTGAAAACGGCCCAAAAATCTTAAAGGTCATCACAAACTTTTCAGGAGCATTACGCCGTTTATTTGCTGCGTTTGGACCAATGTCTTCAGATATGCTTACATCTTTGGTTGATATGACCGCTAGATTCAGAGAATGGGCGGGTACCGTTCAACATACAGAAGGTTTTAAGAACTTCATCGCATACATTGAAAAAACAGGTCCGACAGTGTGGAGCACACTTGGTCAAATTTCCCGAACTATTATAAATCTACTTATCGGAATGGCACCACTAGGAAAGACGATTCTTGAAACTGTAAACAGCTTCTTGAAGTTTTCTAACGCTGCCATGGAAGCAAACCCAGCAATTGGACAATTTATCGCAGCTGGCCTATCTCTTATCGGTGTGGTTAGAGCGATTGTTCCAGCAATGGTCGCTGTTAGTTCTTTAACTAACGGATTTAAAGATTTTATGGTGGCTGCTCGTTGGATCTCAAGTTTTAAAAACTCTTTACTAGCAGTGAAGCTACTAAGCTTTGTAAGCCAATTAAAAACTACAATTCTTGTCATGGGTCAATTCATCGCTAGAAACGCCCTTATGGCAACGCAAGCAACAGTAAATGGCGCAAAGATGGCCGTTGCATGGACTGCAATGAAAATTTCATCTTTAATTACATCATTAAAGAACGGAATTATTCAAATGGGGCTTTGGATCAAAAACATGACACTCATGGCCGCTCAGTCTGTAGCGCAAGCAACTAGAATGGCTGTTGCATGGACGGCGGCAAAAATAAGTTCGTTTATTCTGATGTTGCAAAACGGCATTAGACAAATGATTCTATGGGTCACACAAATGGCGTTGATGGCTACACAATCCATTGCGAATGCCACAAGAATGGCAGCGGCGTGGACAGCAACGAAGATGAGTTCATTTATTCTCATGTTACAAAATGGAATAAAACAAATGGCTTTATTCATTGCTCGAATGGCTGTTATGGCCGCTCAAGCGATGGCAAATGCTGTTAGAATGGCAGCGGCTTGGGTTGTTGCGATGGGTCCTATTGGCTGGATAACAGCCGCAGTAATAGGAATTGTTGCTTTAATCATTGCCAATTGGGATAAAGTCAAAGCGTTTACTCAAAAAGTATGGGGTGCAGTTTCAAACTTCTTAAAAGGATTATGGGAAGGAATAAAGAAAGTCGCTTCCGCAGTCTGGACGGGTATTGTGAATTTCTTTAAAACATCATTAGCAGTTCATCAAAAGATTGTGAAAACAGTTTGGGGAGCTATCAAAGGGTTTATAACGGGTGTTTGGAACGGCATTAAAAAAATAGCAACCAGTGTCTGGAATGGCATTAAATCCTTCTTTGTAAATACGTTGAATACACACAAGAAAATATTCACGACTGTCTGGAATGCAATAAAATCTGTTGTCTCAGGTGTTTGGAATGGTATCAAAAATGTTGCTAAATCAATTTGGAATGGCATTAAATCATTCTTTAGTAGTGTTTTATCCGGCATTAAAAACTTCTTTGTGAACAACTGGAACAATATCAAAAAGATTACATCAACAGTGTTTAACGGGATAAAGTCGTTTATTTCAAGTGTTTGGAACGGGATTAAAAACACCGTTAAAAATCTTGTTACTGGCATTTTTAACACTGTCAAATCAATTTTCAATAATATGAAAAATGCTATTGGCAATACAATGCGAGCTGCTAAAACAACCATTAGTAACATCTGGAACGGAGTTGTGCGGTTCTTCAAGGGGATAAATCTGTTTAGCATTGGTAAAAACATCATATCTGGGCTTATTCGTGGTATTGGTGGAATGGCATCTAGTCTCTATAACAAAGCAACAAGCATCGTCAACAATGTCAAAAATACCTTTACCAAACTATTTAAAATCCATTCCCCTTCACGCTGGATGCGGGATGAGATTGGATATAACTTGGGTGCTGGTATGGCCGTTGGTTTGGATAAATCAACAAATACAGTTGTTTCTTCTGCCAAAAAGACAACACAGGCGGCGCAAAAAGCGGCGCAAGCTGAAACAAAAAAAGCTCAAAAGCAAGCGGAGGCATTGAAGAAGAAACAAGCAGCTGCGGCACGTAAAGCGAATGCTAGAAGAAAAACCGGTGTTGATAACAAGATTAGAGCTGTAGAAACCAAGTTCGATACTGGAAAAATAAGTTCCAAAACATATATCAAACAATTAAATGCAATCAAGAAGCAAAACAAGCTAACATCCACGCAAAATGCGAAGATTCAGCGTGAAATATACAATGCACAGAAGAAATCGCAATCACAGCAAAAGAAAAAGGCTCTTGAGGCACAGCGCAAAAAGACAAAAGCGCAGCTTGCTTATCAAAAGAAAGTGTCTCAAAAGATCGCTAATGCAGAAGTGAAGTATGACACCAAGAAAATAAGCGGCCAGACATACATCAAGCAGCTTGAAAAGATTAAAAAGAAGGAAAAACTGACAGCTGACCAGCGCAATAAAATTCAACGGGAAATCTATGCAACGCAGAATAATCTAACTAGAGAAGCGTTGAAGAAGAAAGAAAATGAGAAAAAAGCGGCTGAAAAGCTGAATAAAGGTATTCTTTCAGCCAACAACAGCTATTTGTCCAAGTTCAAAAGCATTAACGACAAGCTAACCAGTGACATCAAGAAAGCTAATGAAGAGTATAAGAATGCTCTTAAAGATCGTACTGACTCTATTTACAACGCTATGGGGTTGTTTGATAGTGTCACCACAGAAAAAGTCAGTGGGTCAAAGCTTCTGGATAACCTTCAAGCGCAAATTGATAAAATGAAAGGTTTCCAGTCTGACCTATCAAAACTAACAGGCAGCGCACCAAAAGAATTTGTCGATGAATTAAGGCAAATGGGTGTGGGATCAGCTGATCAAATAAAAGCTATTGCTTCCATGTCTGCTCCAGAGCTAGATAAGTATATCTCACTATGGAAACAAAAACACAGCATGGCAAGCGAACAAGCGACCAAAGAGCTTGCGGATCTTAAAAATGCAACAACTAAAAAGATCACTGAATTGAGAAATGCGGCTAACTCAGAACTGAACAAACTGAAAAATGATTACATGAATAAAATCGCTGAATTGACTGTCAATGTTAAGCAGCTGGGATCGCTTAAAAAAAGTGGGAAAGCTATTGGATCTAACACGATGGCCGGCATTATATCCGGCATGAAAGGGATGAAAGGCGAACTTGCGAAGGAAGCCAATAGCATCGCATCTACAATCGAAAAAACAATCAAGAAGAAGCTGAAAATCCATTCTCCTTCACGTCTAATGCGTGATCAAGTGGGTGTCATGGTGCCAGCTGGTATTGCTGTGGGGATTCAGCAAGGTGTAGGTACTGTGAGTAAAGCAATGAATGCGGTAACAGATGCAATGTACATCAAACAAGAAGATTTAAACATCGCTTACGATGCTTCTATTACAAACAGTAAAATAGGAGCGGTTAAACACGAATTGAGCGCAGAGCTTCAAAATATTGAACTGCCTGAGCAAGTTATTGTAATAGAAATGGATAGCAAAAAGGTTGGTCAAGGTGTTGCAAAGCCAGTTGAAAACGAGCAGAAAAGAGCAAACGCAAGGAGGACGAGGATCACATGATCAATTATCAAGAACTTGTCCCCAATGAATGGAAGATCAATTTTAATGGAACCGATATATCACAATATTTCTACCTTAAAGAGACACCAAGCGGCAGGGGTGTTGTAGGTCGAGAAGTGAAAATAGACACGATAGGGAACCGCCCAGGCGGTTTTCTTCGTGGTACTAGATTACCTGTTAGAGTGATAACCCTAGAAGTGCTATTTGCATTCAGTAGTGAAAGTGAATTGAAGAAAAAACAGGAGGAATTGAACTATATTCTCCACACAGATGATGAAAAGCCCCTTGTTTTCTTCGATGAGCCAGACAGGACATATAACGCTATATTCGAGAGTCTGACAGAGGGTGAGGCAAAGGGAGGTTTGCAACATGCCACACTAACTTTTCTTTGTTCCGATCCTAAGAAATATGGAGCTGAGGCAGCGTATGAATTAGGCAAAGGAGTCCAAACATTCACAAACCCTAGTTTAGCGCCAATCGAACCGCAAATCGAATGCATTTTTACAGCAGCAGCCACTTCATATGAGGTGGCTCTTTTGCATTCAGATGAAAGTGTCAACAAAGTTATAAAGGTTGTGCACAACTTTATTGAAGGAGACACACTTATAATCGACATCGCTAAACGGAAGGTACTGAACAATGGGAAAGCAATTATGAATGGCCTGCAAATCCAATCTGAGTTTTTTGATTTTCCTGCTCAAAAACCAGTCAAACTAAAATTCAGTCACAAAAGCAGTATCAAATTTAAAGAAGCCTATTTGTAGAAAGGGGTCCGTCATATGGCTGAAATGTTTATTTTGTCGCCAGAAGATGAACTTTTGGCTGTTCTGTCCAGTGACGGACAGGACTCATGTAATTTTTGGGATGCAAAATATAAAGAAGAACTCAACTTGGGTTCTTCTTTTTCTTTTATTGCGGATGCTTCCCATCCTGATGCGCGCTATTTGTTTGAAGAGAATCAAGTAGTGTTTCGAGATAAGGACGGAGAATTGCGGGCATTTGTTATAAAAGAGCTTGATGATACGGATGATGGTGCTGAGCTTAACACGCTCGTAACATGTGAAGCAGCAATGATGGAACTAGCGGAAACAATCATAAAAGAGCGAAGGCCGAAAGATAGGACCGCTCAAGAGGTTCTTGATCAAGTGTTCGAACGCACTCGCTGGACCGCAGAAGTGACCGCCGAGCTAGGAATAAACTCGACATCATTTTATAAAATGACTGCTCTTGAATGTTTAAGCGATGTCTTGAACAAATGGGGCGGCGAATTTAAAGATGTGGTGGAGTTTGACGGGAATACCATCACCAAACGCACAATCAAGGTATTATCACGAAGAGGAAAAGACAGCGGTAAGCGGTTTGAAATTGATAAGGACACAGAGAGTATCAGACGTACTGTGATCAGCTATCCGAAGACTGCTTTGTATGGTTATGGCGCTTCATTACAAACAACTGACGATGACGGAGAAGAAACAGGGGGATATTCCCGTTTTATCGACTTCGCAGATGTTGAGTGGAAAAAATCAAATGGTGATCCAGTAGACAAACCAAAGGGGCAAGAGTGGGTAGGCGATCCTGCTCTATTACAAAAATACGGCCGCTTGAAAAATGGGGAATTGATTCATAGAGAAGATATTTTCAGTGATGAGGATATTGAAGATCCTGAAGAGTTATTGAAAGCAACATACAATCATCTAATCACGGTAGCTTCAATAACTGAGGTCAATTATGAGCTATCAGTGAAGCTGCTTGAAGGCGTTGAGGGGCATGAGCATGAACATGCCGATCTTGGCGATACAACCATCGCTATTGATCGTAATTTTGCTATTCCTATTGAAACATCACAGCGAATTATAACAATGGAATATGACATCACCGATCCTGAAAATACGTGTGTCGTTGAGATCGGGCAGTTCTTGTCAGCCTTACAGGGTGATGATCGAGTAAAGCAGCTGCAAAAGATCATTGATAGTAATCGTGGCACATGGGAGCGGAAGCCGGATGCGGGAAATGTGACGGATGGCAGTTTTCCTAATACAAAGCCGCCACGTCCAGCAAATATCAAAGTAGAAGGTTTATTCAAGACGGTATCTCTTACTTGGGATTACAACCCTAGTTCATACATTGCAGCATATGAAGTGTATGCATCGCAAAATAAAGGATTTACACCAACATCAGCACAGCTTATTTTTCGAGGGAAAACAGGAGGATGGCACCATCAAGACGGTGTAGATGTTGATCAAGTATGGTATTACCGTTTTAGAACAACCAACACGCACGAAACGGTCAGTGATTGGTCGAGTGAATATGAGGCTAAGACGGTAAGAGTTCTTAATAATGACATTATGTTTGGTGCTGTCACAGCAGATAAACTGGCAGCTCTATCAGTGACAGCAGACAAACTATATACTGATATTTCAAACTCGAACATCTTACCAGGTTCATTATCAAGGTCTAGTGATCTAGCTGGACTTAATTCTGCTGAATTAACTGTAAATGAACTGGATTACAATGAAGTTACTGTTACAAAAAAACTTACAGATAATACGCTTTTTGGAATTTCAACATCTCCACGTAAATCGTTAAAACTTGTAAATGGAGAAACTTATACTTTTTCAATAGAAGTTAAACGAGGCAATTTGAAGAATTTCAATTACTTGAATTTCCGTTATTACGTTACACCCAGCAATCTTAAGAGACAAACCGTTGAAACTTCTTTTGGCGATATTTCTAACTTGCCATCAGATGAGTTTGTGCGATTAAACTGTACTTTTACTTACACTGGAGATACTGCAAGTAACTATTATTTGCTTTTCGGTGCTTATACAGAGAACGCTTCAGATGAAGGTGCATTTGTCTTTAGAAATCTTCAGTTAAGAATGGGTGAAACAATAAAAGAATGGTCTGCCAGTCCTTTTGATGTGATGCTTACCGAAAAGTCGATTACATCATTGCATATCAATGATGCTGCTATTAATTCGGCACACATTTCTAATGCAGCGATAGGATCAGCTGCAATTGCAAACGCCGCAATCCAAAAAGCACATTTAGGCACAGCGATAATTGATACGGCGCACATCACAGATGGCGCCATCACAAATGCCAAAATAGCCAATCTATCTGCTGACAAAATCACAGCTGGCACAATTAAAGGGATCACGATAGAAGGTTCACTTATAAAAGGTGCTAGAATCGAGCCAATTTCTCAAAATTCAAGATATAAATCTTATATAACTGCTAATGAGATATATCAAGAATATTTTGACGGGAGAACAAATGTATTAACGATTAAAGATGGTGTTTTTAAACAGTTTTATAAAGATGATGACTCAAAAGTTGTCGTTGGAGGAACCACAATTGATAAAGGTTTTATAACTCTTGAAGGTGGTACGGGAACAGTTGTTACAAATGGTGATGTTTATAGAACTCACATTTATTCTGATTGGATAGAAGGATCTGTACTGAAAATGACTTCGGGTAACAGCAATGGTGAAACCGAGATTTTTTCTATGAAAGCAGAGGATAGGGAAGTTCAAATGTCCTCTAAATATGAAACTATAATGAAAAATTTAGGTGCCAAAATAGAGGTGAAAGGAAACGGCTCATACATTGAATCTTTTAATGATCTTAGCTCAGAAGGCAATTTTTTAACTGATATAAACAACGGCTATTTTGCTGTACGTGCTTATAAGGGCTTTCTTATACACACAGTTGGTGGATTCGGCGATCTACGAGCTCATACTATTAAAATGTACAGCGGAAATCAAACAAACACCCAACTGAGAGCAGTTGGCGTTTGGCATGAGCGGTATATGAATTCACTTCAAACAAACTGCCAAATTATCTTTGATAATGTTACTGTCAGAATGTCTGGTAATTCTGGGAGGTATGATTACAATTTTGGGAGTTGGATGAGTATCGAGAATGTTTTTAATGTTTTTTTGCAGGTTGAAGGCTCCAACTCAAGTGCTGTCATAGCAGCCTTTGAAAATAAAACTACATCAGGTTTCAGGATTTATATAAGAAATGCTGCTGGGATAGCTAATGCCAATGACCGAGATTACACGGTTAACATTATGATGATTACTGAAGCAGTTTAGAAAGGGTGATTTACTTTGATTGAAATTAGAGAAGAAAAGAGATTCAATCCGTTTTTCCGCTCACTTAAAGCAACAGAAACAGATCAAGGAATTGAATTAAGCGCTTGCACTATACATCACATGTACGAGGGGGAATTAGTTACTTTTGATCTTCCAGCAGCTTTGATAAAGCTTGATGCGGATGAAGAAAGAAAATATCCAGTGCTGTATGACCTTTATATAACAATGGATGAGGAAAAGAAACATACTTATCATTTAGACAAAAGTTACATGTCACCTGATCAAATGCCGTGTTATGCCGGGTCTGACTATCTCGTTTTAACTCTATTAAGTATCAGAGTAGGTGTTGAAGGTGAAAGAGAGGGTTATATAAATGCTTTTACTGAAAGGGTGATTGAAGATGAAGGAACTGATACCCAACGTAATTAGAGGAGCCATTCCTACAAAGTCGCTAGAAGAAAGATTGAAAGAAGCCGAAAAAACTCTTCAGGAGATCAAAGAAGAAATAAAGGTACAGGAGGAAATAACACATGAGTAATGAAATGACAAAAGAACAGCTGCAAACAGAGCTGAAAGCGACACAGTTAAAAGTAATCAGTCTAAGCGAGTTGCTTAATGAAGCAAACAATAAATTTGCAGAGGTGAGGGCGACATATACGATGTTATCAGAAGAACATAAGAAGCTTAAAGAAGCTTTATTAAATCAACAAGGGAATGACACAAACGCAAACGCTGAATAGGCGTTTTTATTTTGCCTTCTTTAAGGAGGTGAGGAGCTTGAAATTGGACTAGGGGGGCGTACTCATGTCAGGAATGACGGAGGTTAACGATGTGAACATCATACAAAAAGATATATCGGAATTAAAAAACAGTCATACAACTTTGGAGCAGAGAGTCAACATTCTCGAAAGAGGTCAAGACAAGCATGACCAGCAAATTATCAGCTTGAATAATCAACTTAACAAAATCGAAGAAAACACAACATGGATAAAACGAACAATTACAGGGGCAATAATAACAGCTGTTTGCACTGGTGTAATTGGCGGTGTGATTGCCCTTGCGTTTACATTCTTACAAAAATAAATGAAATGGGGAAATGAATTATGAAAAACATCGACAAAGGCACTGTGATCCGCACGGTGCTTCTTTTAATTGCATTGATCAATCAAATTTTAGTGATGTTCGGTAAAACGCCTTTACCATTGGATGAAGAGTCTGTAAACAATTTAGCGAACGTTTTATATGTTGCTTTCTCGACACTCTTTACAACGGTTATGACGCTTATCACATGGTTCAAAAACAACTATGTGACACCTAGAGGACAGAAGCAGAAAGTAGTTCTAAAACAAAAAGGATTAACAAAATAGAAGCTGCCTTCGGGTAGCTTTTTTAAATTCCATTAAACGAATGGGGAGAACGCAAATGAATTTTAGACAATTAAGCAAGCTTGTTGATCTTCGAGGAAAAACAAAGAGTAAGGGGAGTTACGCAAATGTTGGTGTCAATGCAAAAACGGACATCGCAGTACATCACAGCTTAACAAAATCCGGAAACAGTGCAGCATTTGCAAACTATCATGTAGGCACTAATGGTTGGCCGGGTATAGCTTATCATTTTGTCATTCTCAAAGACGGTACAATTGAATGGAATCATGATCTAGGAATCAAATCCTATCATGTAGGCAATTCAAACCGCTTTGCGATTGGCATTTGTCTTGTGGGGGATTTTAGAACCGAAAAGCCCACAGCAGCACAGGAAACGAGTTTTCGAGCTTTAGTAACGGCATTGAAGAAAGATATGCCGAATTACAAAAGAACAAGAGGGCACAATGAGTTTCCGGGCTATTCTTGGAAAGCGTGTCCTGTCTTTGATTATAAAGCGGTTTTAGCTGGTACAGTAAAGCAAACAACAAAAGCTAAACCTGTTAAATCATCGCCATCAAAAAGCACGAGCAAGCCTAAAACAAGCACTTCTAAAAAGTCATACAACCTTCCTAATGGCGTTTTAAAAGTTACAAAGCCTTTGACAAAGGGCGCTGGTGTAAAAGCCTTACAAGAAGCCCTAGCGGCGGTTTACTACTACCCGGATAAAAAGGCAAAAAACAACGGCGTTGATGGCATCTATGGTCCAAAAACAGCGGATGCGGTCAAACGATTCCAGCTCATGCAAGGGCTTGTTGCTGATGGCATATACGGACCGGAAACAAAGAAAATTATTGGAAAAGTTCTTAAAAATAAAATTTAAAAAATCATTTCCTTTGCCGATATTAATAACAGTCCCAGTAAAAGTTAATTGTTCATACTTATATTATTTATCGTTGGTTATAATAATAAATATGCCTGAATCAAAAAGTAATCGTTTGAATAAGATATTAGTGTCGGTGTGCTTATATTA